GGCGGTGTGTCGGACGAAAAAAGTGCGGGTCCGGTCGCGAGTGTCCTCGAGGCGAGTCGGGCGGCGTCTTTGGCTTGTTTGTATCGGTTGCCTCGGCGTGCGTTGCAGGTTTTGCAGGCGGGTACGAGGTTGTCGATGTCGTTTGTTCCGCCTCGGTCGTGTTCGATGAGGTGGTCTGCTTCGGTGGCGGGTTGTCCGCACCAGTGGCATGTGGGGTTGTCGGCCAGCAGTCGTCGCCTGTTGGCGAGGTAGGTCGGGTCGCTGGTTCGTTTGGGCATTGGCTCCCGCCTCGCTTCGCTCGTTGGGCTGACGCCCTCGTTCCTCGGTTGTCCTCAACCATATCTGGGGGCGTGGGTGGTGTTGTGCCCCCCACACTTCAGGTAACTAACCTCGGCAGCCGGATTGGATAGGGCGGACTCCGTTGGCCATTTGACGTTTGGAAACGCTGCTCCCTCACGTCGACGCATGAGGGCACACCCACGTTCCCGTGTATTCCCATGGCCGGGTGCAGTGTCCGGTGAGGGCTGTATGCCTACCCATCAGGGTGGTGGTTCAGTTGTGGGTGGGCATCGTAGCCCGAGCGTGTCAGTTGATGTGAGCGTGTCGTAGTTCGGCTTCAAGGTTGTTCCACACGTTGCCTGACAGTGTGGTGACTTCCCAGCCCCGCTCGGTTCGCGGCCTGATGAACAGAACGGTGGCCCACATCTCGGTGTTGGGGATCAACACTTCAAGTGGGCGGATGGGCTGTTGCCATGCATGGTTCATGGGATACTCCTTGATAGTCGGGTAATGATCTCGGGCATGTCAGACGGGTACCACAGGTACGCCTCGGCACCTGTGGCGGCCAACGTGCGAAGCCACACTCGTTGCATGACGGACACACGGCCCTTCTCACGTTTCAACTCGGCAAAGATCAGTTCGCCAGCCTTCGGGCGGGCCAACACCAGATCAGGGAAGCCTGCGTCCCCTTGGATCGCGGTGGCCCACCGTCCGGGGCGGATCTGTGCGGGCCGTTGGTGCATGACCAGCCAGCCACGCAAACGGGCCACCTCAATCACGGCCGACTGGAACTCTGACTCAGTCATGACGGCCACCGTTTGCGATCCAGTCCCGCAAATCTGTGATTGGGTGAAGTTCGCTGATTGGCAGTTCGCAAAATCGCCTGCCTTTATTGTCTCGTTCCCATTTGACTTGGGCTTGGTATGCGTCCTCTAAACGAGCCCATCCTTTCAAGGTAACTTCGTTATTACGAACGTACGCATGCACAAAGATCAAATCTTTGCCTTCGATCATGCGTAAACCTTTGTTGGCATTGTTCGTTGATTTCACGTCAATGCCCGGCAGATCGTCTGCATGGGCTTCTACGCCTGTCCACGGCAGTTGCAAGTAATGTGCGGCAGCTAATTCAGCGATTGCACCTTGTATGTCAATTTCCCAATGATTTCTGTTGCTGCGTTCGTAACTGTCGCTGTATTTGTTCATTGACTCAATGCGTCGACGCACGCCTACTGCGGCCGCCCTATGCAGCCCTTCATGTGTCAGTTTTATGGTTATCAAAACGGATGCTCCGTCTTCAACCGGTCGATTTCGGCGGATGCTTCACGCCGCGACAGGGCCCGAGGGTCGCCCTCATACTTCAACGACCGCAACAGTTTGATCTGTGCGTCAGACGGGCCATCACCGGACGGTGCAGGTGCACCACCCATGCGTTGCACCTTGCCCATCTCCTCCCTCGAGGGCCGTTTGCCAGCCTGATACACCCAATTCGCAAGGCACCTTCCTGTGGCCGAGGTCTCGCAATTTTCTACCCATGACGTGGCGTTTACGCCCCGGTCGGACTTCTCCTCGTAGGCGAAGCCGGTGGCGGTGGGGTGCTGGTCGTCCCGATGGCGGTACACCTCGGCACGAAACAGGCAGGCGTGGTCGTCCATGCGGATAAGTTCGGTGAAGATCCGGCCGTCAGGGTTCGCGGCCCAGAACAGGGCCAGACGCTCCTCCACGGTGGCGTACGTTGACAGATCAAAGCCCACGTCGTTCCTCCGCACGCTGTTGGATCCTCACAAGGTTGTGAAAGTGTTCGGCCTTGTAGCACTTGAAGCACCACACGCTCCACGATCCGGGCGACCAGTGGAAGATGTCGTCACCGGCGAGCGGTGCACCACAACGGCAACAGGCACCGGCCCGAGGCCGCTCGAGAGCGTTCCGGTCAATCACCGTGCACCGCCTTTGCCAGCACAACTTCGATGTCGCGTGTCTCGAACATTTTGGCTTCCACATGACGGTTGGCCCAATCGTAAAACTCATCAAATAGGCCGTAACGATCGCAAATTCGCATGGCGTGGGCATTGATGCCAAGGTGTCTTGAGTCGAGTCGTAGGGCATCATCGGTTTGGCAATGCTGGCGTGCCATCTGATAGCACACCATTACCGTTTCGATCAGGTCTTGCTGTAGGCGTTCAATCTTGTCGGCGGCTTCTTCGCAAAGTTCATCAGGGAACCATTCTTTTCCGCCCATAGGGTGGGTATCCCATTCGCCACGTTCCCGTAGTCGGGTCACGATGTCGTCAGTCATTGAAGCCTCCAAGGTTGAGTTGCACGATTGTGTCGGCCGTGGTCTTTGTCATGGCGGACGGCAACACCTCGAGACTGTTGAGGCAGTAGGCGGTCTCGTGGAGGGCACGTCGCAGTTGGGCACGGTCGTCACGCAGACGCTCAATCTCGGCCACCATCGCTTGGATGCTGTGGGTGGCTTCCTCCATGGCGGCCGTGGCTTCACGGATCACATGGGCAAGCGGGTCGATGTTGTCGGGCATCGGTACTCCTTATTGTCGGGTTGTGCGGCCACTGTACACAAGACCTGTGGTGGATTTGTGTATGCGGGTGCGTTCGCGTTCCGTGGTGCCACCCCAAATCCCGATCAGGGAACGGGGGGCGAAGGTCATGGCGTACATGATGCAGTCGTTTACGACCGGGCAGGTACGGCAAATCTGCTTGGCCTTCTTCGTTTTCACGGCACCGTCCCTGCCGGGGCCCGGGAAGAACAGGTCGGCGGGTTCGCCTACGCAGGCACCTTTGGTCATCCAGTCGGGTCGGTCGACGTTCAGCACGGGCGGCTCCACGGCTCCCATCCACAGCCACGGTGTGCGTCGTGCCAACGCCAGATTTCAAGGGCCATGGCGAGGTTTACGGTGGGGTCGTTGATCGCTTCCCACGATCCAAACAGGTTCGCGGTTTCTTCCTTCCACACCTGATTGATTTGCATGGGCCCGTGGTCGCCACCGTTCCAGTTCGGGTGTCCGGGGATGATGTTGAGGCATCGGGATTCCTGCCACATCTCCTCCAGCACGTTCACCAGTTCCTCCTCGGGCCAGCCGACTTCGAGCACGAGCGGTGCCCAGATTTGGCAGGGCGTGTCCGGTGCCATCAGTGTGCCCAGATCGGCTTGGAGGGCGTCATGGGCCGTTTTAGGGGCTTCTGACGTGGTGCTGGTGGTGGTCGCCGGAGCCGAGGGGACGGGGGCGATCACGATGGTGGGGGCCGGTGGCGGGGTGACGACTGCCGGGCTGGTTTGCGGGGCCGGTGGGTTCACGATCCGCGAAACGATCAGTCCGGCGACTGTCAGGCTGACAAGCAGGCCAACGAATAGCACTAACAGGTTTCTGGGTTTCATGGTTTCCTCCTGAGTCGGGTTTCCGAGGTCGGGGGAATGTTTACCGACTTGCGGTCGGTTTGTCACGTCATGTGGACAGACGTGCCTTGACGGGTGTGTAGTTGTCCCAGTGATCCACATGGGTTTCCACATGGATCCACAGGCCACCGGGGCCGGGTGAGCGGGGCACCATGCCTTTGCCGGCCTGCCAATAGCGTTTGCCGGTGTAGTCGTGGATGCGTTGGATGCCAAGTTCTTTGCTGTGGTTGATGAGCCACGGCAGGATGATCCACTCGAGTTGTGCCCGGTCGGTGTAACCAAGGTCGAGTGCGGCCCCGAACGCGTGGGACGACCAGACGGTGCCACCTCGGATGGGTCGCCGGTTGTAGATGCCAAGGTTGGTCATCTTCCAAGTGTCCCGACAGTAGGCGTGGATCTGCACGAGGTTGGGTGACTTCGTGACATAGGGGGCTTCGGGTTCCCCCATCTTTTGCCACGACTTGAATTTGGTGGCTTGGGCCATCAGTAGTCGCCCTCGGGAAGCAGGACGCGAATAGTCACCGTCCCGGTGTTGGTGATGCCGTATAGGGCGTTGAGCGGGGGAAGCAGGTAGGTGGAGATTTGGTCTTTTTTGGTGACCAGTCCGGTGGTGGTGGTGACGGCCGATCCGCCTACATGGATGTCGCTACCCACGGGTTCGATGTAGATGGTGCGGGTGGCGTTGGCGGTGGCGGCCACGAGCAAGGTTGGGCTGGTGGTGACGGTGATGGTGGAGGCGATCACTTCGGTTCTTTCTTTTTGATGATCGGGTCGACTGGTTTGCCGGTGAGGGCGGCCATGCCGTTGCCCACCGAGTAGCCCACGATCATGGTGATGATGGGCAGGCCTTGGTCGGTTTCGATCGCTTTGACAGCCAGTAGGACGGTCATGCAGATGAGGGCCACCAAAGCGATCAGGGCTTTGGATGGGTTGATGCTCATGCGAAAATCCACCAGATCAGGACGGCCGTAAGGGCGACGATGGCAACGGGCAGTTTCACGGCTTGTTCGGGAAGGTCACGGTCGGGGCCGGAGTCCAGTTGGAGGGGAAGTCGCGGAGGGCCTGCCGGTAGTCGGCCCACGCTTGGCGATCGACGGGTGCGTCCTCAAGTTGTGTCCAGTCGGACTCGGCCAACAGTCGGTTACGGTGGATCCGCATCCGCTCGAGGAGCCATTCGGTCGGCACTTCTTCGGGATCGAAGGGGGAGAGTAGTTCGTGGGTCATGGTTAGGCGGCCTCGTACCAGAAGGACAGGTGGTATTCGTCGCCGGTTGCTGGGACGACTGGAGCTGTGGAACTGAAGATGTTCGTGGCGTAGTACAGCGACACATAGGTGGTCACTCCGCCGTTGAAGATCACGTTGGCGAGTGTTGCCGTGGCAAGTGATGAGTCGTAATACCGTCCGGCACCAATGGAGAGGAACGAGGCGATTGGCGAGGCGGCGGTGACTGGCAACGCCCAGCGGTACTGGCCCGAACCGACGTTGGTGGTACTACCGATTTGCAAGTAGATCTGGACGAACACCATCTTGTTGATCCGGAAGTACCGACCGGAGAGGATGCCGTTGTTGAGCGTCGGGTTGGTCGTCGAGGCCGTCCATGTCGGCGTGTAGGTCTCGGAGGCGGCTCCGATGCTGTTCATCGTGGCGGCGGTCAGGATCTGTCCTGCCGCTAATCCTGCCGTGTATTGGGTTGCCATTAGGTCACCATCCGAGTCTGCTGGTATCCAGAATACCCAGCGTTGATGAGTCAAGTGTGAAGAACTGGTAGTAGGTCAACGGAGACAAGTTCAACCTAAAGATTGTTTGGCTGGGAGTAATACTGAACGTCCAACCCTCCACGACCACGTTGATGGTGGTGTCGCTGACGGCACCGGGAAGACGGTAAGACAGCGGCCAGACGGGGCGGGTCGGGAACTGGGCGTAAAAGTCGGCTTGGTTGAACGTCTGGCCTCGATCAGAAAACTCGATGACAAACCGAAGACTGTTTGGGTCGGAAAAGGTGTTGGCAACCCATTCAGCGTTCCCGCTTGCTTGAGTGGTGCTGAAGTCGACCGTTTCGGAACTGTAAAACGTGGTGCCGTATGCCGTCACCGACGAAGCGTTAGTGGCTGTCTGATCGGCTACGGCTTCGGGGGAAACGGTCACCGTGTTGATGAACTGCAAGCCGTTTTGGATGCGGTCAAATCGTTGGTAGGCACATACGAATGAGCCGTAATTGCGGCCGAATGAAAAGTCTGTGGCAATAGGGCCAATGGATTTTCGCGGATAAAAGTTGATGCGTTGCGTACCCGTCGCGATGTTGGCGGCGTTGCGAATGAATCCGCGTTCTGTGGCGTTGAGAAGGTTGATTTGGTTGAGGACTGTGCCAGTGTACGTTGAGGCTGAGGCGGTCGAATTGCCGGTACTGATGGCTGTTACTTCAATGTCGCTTTTTAGTGGGCCGCCGCTTCCACTGTTGAACTGGGTGGCTTGGGTGGTTGTGTCGGTTTGCGTCAGGCTTTTGTTGATCGCTTGATAGCGGCCGGATCGACCGACTGCGTCGACGCACATGATCGTCGCCGTTGGCATGCCGGTATTGCCCGGATAGTCGTTGAAGTCGATTTCTTGGACTGTCCAGTATTCGACATAGCCGTTTGGGGCATAAACGGTGTACAGGGCTATTTCGTCGTTGAACGCAAAGTTTGATGCGTAGTTGCCGGTGTTGTCGATCGTGATTGCCAGACGGCCGCCTGAGTACGGGTCAAGGTATTTTTCGCGGCCTTCGGTGACGGTGGCGGACAACACTTTGGACGTGAAAACGGTTCCGGCTCCAAGGATGCCTTTTTCAAAGATCCAGCCAAGTTGTGCCATTACATCGCTCGAGTGTTGACCGGCACGGGGCCGGACTGGCGGACGTACGCTTGGAGGGCACGCACAACTTCGTTGGGGTCGGCACCGTTTACGTTGATGTTGATCGGGCCTCCGCCACCTAAAGCGTGGTTGGGGGTGACGTACCCGGATCGAGCACCCATGGTCAACAGTTCGGGGCCACGTTCACCGACCAGATAGGTGCCACCGGCAGACGCCACGCCACCAGTAGCCAAGCCCGGTATGGACAGTCCGGCCGCACCGAGTAGTTGGCTGGCGTTCAGCCCGGACAGTTCTGCACCCGAGCGGTACCAGGCGGCCAAAGCAAGTGCGGCTCCGGGGCCTTCAGCGTTGAACCGGATCTTGATTTCGCGGCTGGCGACCTTGCCCAACCCTTCGGCAATGAGGGCGAGTGTGTTTGCGAAGTTGGCGGCCTCCACGTTGTACTTCGCTATGTCGGAGTCGGCTCCGGTGGCGAAGGCTTTGGCGGCGGCCTCCTCGAGGGCGACCAGTTCTTGTTGTGCCCGATCAAATTCCACGGTCATGTTCAGGTTGCCTACAAGCCTGTCCCACGCCTCGTTGATGTTGTCCAGTTCGGTGGCCAGTTGGTTGGCTCCGGTCGACAGTTCCTTGAACGGCTTTAGCTTGGCATACTTGATCTGGTTCAGGGCCGCTTGGTTGAACTTGTCCAGTTCAGTCGCAGCCATCTGCATGTTGTTGACTTCTTCTTCACTTATCAACGGCTCGGGGTCTTTATCCTTGCCAAGGTTGATGCCGATGATGCTCAACAAACCGGCGGCCATTTGCATCTGACCTAATGCCCGGTCGCTTGATTGTCCGCCAAACAGATAACGAGTCAAACCACCGCCAATTTGCGGGATTTGCAATTTGTCGAGTGCGGCTACCGCGTCTGCAATGGCTGGCACCAAATGCTCGCCAATTTGCAGGGACAAATCCTCGATGGTGCCTTTGAGGTTGTCCATGTTGTCACGGAATTTGCGGGCCTTCTCGGCCTCCTGCGGGCTAATCGTCTTGGCGTCTGACACGGTGGCCAGCGACTTGCGAAGATCGTCCGAGCCCAGGGCAATGAGGTTGGACATGTCCCGCCAGCCCTTACCCAACAGTTGGGTGGCCACACGGGCTTTCTCGGCGGGATCCTTGATTTTGTTCAGGCGGTCGATGACGTTTAGGAACGTCTCGTTGGCGTCAACGGTGCCGTCCTTGGCGTACTCGACCTGCACGCCCAGTTCCTCAAACAGGTCGGGCGACTTGCCAAGGTTCTGGTTCATCTTGCCAATGGCGGTTTCTACGGTGCCTGCCTCGATGCCAAGGTCGCCGGTGACTTCCATGAGGCGTGAGGCTTCTTCGACGGCCAGTCCGGTGGCCCCGGCAAACTTGTCGGCTGACAGGGCGAGGTCTTGGAACGCACTTATGCCTTGGGCGGCAAAAGTGACAACGGCTCCGGCGGCTGCTGTGGCAAACGTGGCTGCGTTGGCGGAGATGGCGTCAAAGGCCACTTTGGATCCGGCCTTCAGTTTGCCCATGCCACCTTCGGCCCCGGCTACAGCACCCTTGAACTTGTCAAATTCGCGTTTGGCACGCTTGATGCCTTCGTCCTGCAGTTCGGTAATGATGGGAATTTTGATGGCCATTACAGGATCGCCCTTTGCAGATTGTTGATGGAGGCCATCACCTGATCGACTGACTTTTGGATCTCGTCCATCATGCCTTCGTCGGCCTGTTCGTAGGATCGCCACATGACGCGGGACGGCTTCGGGAAGCGGGTGTCGAGGGCGTTAGCCAGCCGGTTGTCGTTGGCTCGGCCCGCCATGTCAAACACTGATGCGGCGGGATCCTTCTGGGTGATGCTTAGAAGGGTCTGCTTTCGCTTTGACGACGATGCGGTGACCTTCACACCGGCGACGGCTTTTTGACGGCTGTACGGGAAAATGGTGCGTCCTCGAGGCGACCATGTTCGGTCGGTGCCGGACAGCAGTTGTTCGGTGTAGTTGCCTTTTATGGCGTTGGTGACCGGCTTGGTGACCTGCTTTAGATCTTTGATTAGTTGCCGTCGTAGGTCTGGGTCAATGCGTTGCAGGACGCGAAGGGTTTCGGCTACTCCTTCAACCCTGATGCTCGCTGTCATCGCTTTGACTCCTTGATGATGGCGGCCACGGTCGCCACGTCCTCAAAGTCAAATGGTACATCAGGCGGCCACCAGCCGGTGCTGATTAGCAGTTCTGCTAATGAGCGTCGGTAGGTGCCGGGGAGAAAGGGCCTACCGCTTCCTCCGACACCACCTCGAGTTCCACCAGACGGCTGATGAACGAGTCAAACTC